CAAGGCTATGACTCCCTGTGTGGTCGATGATAGTCGGGACCTGCAGGCCGTTATAGCTGATACTGCCCTTCGGGTCGATGCCGAACATCTTACACAGGTAAGCCGTCATCTCACAGGCTTCCTTGTACACAGCTTCCCAGTAGCTCTTATCGTTCAGCCCGTCCTCGCAGATCTCGAACTGGATATGCGTATCATTACAGGAACCTTTCGATCCGCTACCGCATCCCCAGGGTCTGTAATCCCAGGGCATGGTCTGCACCGCCGCAACCGTACCGTCAGCCAGCTTGCCGATCCAGAAGTTCAAGCCTGCCTGCCGGTCGATGTGATTCCAGTCGTTTCCGTACTGGTTCTTGCCCAACTTTCCGAGCCAGTAATTCTTATCAGCGGCATTATCGTCCGGCTGGACATAACGCTTCAGATTCGGGTTATTCGCCCCGGTGCTGTGCCACAGGACACCCTTCGGCGTGAACTTCCGGGTTCCCTTATAACAGGTGCTCTGCGTCATCATGCACACCAGAGGCTTATTCTTCTCGTTATACTTCATGGATTTCTCCTTTCTCCCGCCTTTGAACGGGGTTTGAGGTCAAAAGAAAAGGCACCGTCGTTTTGAACGATGCCCGTAACATCCCTCTATCTTTCCACGGACATTTATCCGGGTTTGACAACTGGGTTCTCATATTTTTCTTCAAAAAAGAAAAAAGCACCGCCGTTAAGCGATGCTCTCTTCTCTCTTACAGCCGGATCTTTTCGCCGGTGATAATGTCAACCACCGTGGTTCCGGTTCCGAATGCGGCTCTCATTTCCGCCCGCTCCTGTCCAGTAACCTCGTGGCGGTAGTTGGCCAGAAAGGCGGCCGTCTGTGCTTCCCGCTTCTTTTCGGTCGCCTCTGCGGAAAAGAAATCCGCTCCGGCGAAGGTCAGCTTCTCGACCACATCGGCAGGGAGGTAATTCCCGCTGCTCTTCCATTTGGCCGAGCCGTCTGCTTCGACCTCGATGTTGTCGCGCTGGGCCATCAGCCGAGCCGCTTCCTCGTGTGCGTTCTTCTGCCAGAAGGCTCCAAGCTCCCCGTTCCATTCCCTTGCAAATCTCGTCATCATCGTTTCCTCCTTGATGTGTTTTCCCTTTCGGTGTGTACATATATCACTCTGAAGCGGGATATTATCAAGTCAATTATGAGGAATAATTTGCACAATAATCCGCAAGGGAATTCGAGCTATCTGTCAGTTCCTCCGGGCGTATTTTCCGCAGCCATACAGAATGAAAACCACACCAGCCCCGTTTTTTACACGCAGCCAGTCATTCTCAATCCCCAAAACCTCCACAACGGTTCCTGGCTCGGCAATACCGACTTTATCCGCCTTCAGGGAAGGTGCTGTTCGGATGTTCATCTTTGCCATCAGGGTGTACTTCTCCGACACAGGGGCAGGCTCTGCGGTTTCAATCGAAGGTTCGGGATACACAGTTACTCCATTGCAGATAACCGTACCACCTTCTGCATCAGCCAGCTTTTTCGCGGCAGCCAGCGATTTCAGTTCCTTCAGCTCCTCGCCGTCTTTCACGACAATATAGGTCTTGTTCGTAGCCATAGACTATTCCTCCATTTTCTGGGCAACTACCCCATGCGCCCGGCAGACAGCCTCTACCTCCGCATGGTCCAGTACCCGTGTAATCTTGATTCTGTTTGAGATGATCCAGGGAAATGGCTGATTGGGTTTTGTCCGGAAATAGTACCAATCCTTCGGCAGTGTTCGCTTTCCATATCTTTCAGAGGGATGCTCCTGTTGCCCATCGACTTCGCATTCGCACCAGGCGGTGTCTTTCCGCTGTACAAGTATGCCGCCCTGCCTTTTACCTATCCAATCGGCAAAGGGTACCTCCGTAGAATGAAAGCCGGGCCGGAGCGCCAGTGGCCCCAACTTGCTCTTCACATGTGTGGGATCCACCAGTTCTCCGACTCCGGCTTCCAGCCATTTTCCCAACTTCATCTCACGTCCGGTTTCCACGAAGAGAGGATATAGATGCCCCTCTTTCATCCGAAACAGCTTATACGTCTTCACGTTTGATCCTGGCAATCAGCGCCTCGCCAGCGCCGGTTACGATGGCATTGATATCCACGTTGGCCGCCTTCAGCACATTGATTCCGGAATCGGACATTTTAGCCAGGGTACCTTCCAGCAGCTTCTTCCCAAGATCAGTGATCTCAGCCTGTGTCAGCTTCCCATCCGCCGCAGCCTCCTTCAGGCTATCCACAACCGTCTGCTGAAGCTCCCACACGGTCTGTTCCGCCGCATTGGTCAGTTCATTAACAGCTGCATTGATGGTATGAAGCTGCTGCTTCTTTCCGATCTGAGTCACCAGCCATGCGCCTGCAACACCGATCAGTGTAACAGCCAGATTGGCCAGCACACTCACGATAGTCTCGATAATGACAGCATTCATAGAATTCTCCCTTCTCCGCTTAACGCCCGGACGGCAAAATAAAAACACGGTCTCCCGTGCTTCTGACTTTTCAACCCCGTCATGGGGTTAAATCTTGTGATTATGGCTAAGTTCCTGATAAAGCCCACGGATATACTCCGTATCCGCCTTGACCACACCATTGCTTACCGTGTTCTTCTGACAGTAGACTTCATATTCATCTGCGATAGAGAGAATATGATTCCACTCCTCCGCGTCGTGGTGCATATCCGCCCGGCACTCACGGGCAAAGGTAAGGATGCTTTGCCTGTGGGTATTGATCCACATATCCCGGACCTGCTTCTGTAGCTCTTCCAATCGCCTCTCTGTCGATCCGTTCAGCTTCTTTCCAAGCCATCCGAGGATGGCATCCCAGGGGTTCAGCTTCAGCGGGCTGATCTGTATCAGCGACAGCAACACCGCAATGCCCGCCGCCACATACCCCGCGTTCAGTTGTGAAATGATTTCCTTGAAGCTCATTCTTTTCTCCCTTCCCGCCCGCCATGGAGCGTGTTATTCCGTAGGAGCATACTGCCGTTTCAGATCAAGCACAGCCCTTTCTCCCATTATTCCGTGGTCCTTATCACTCGGATGCGTCGGTATCGTTGAGGAGTCTGTAAAGTGTTTCATCTTCTCATACCTCCGTGAGTTCCGGAACCAGCGCCCGGTAAGCGGCATCGCCGATCTGGTAGTAACCTTCCGTCGCCGGATGCACGCCATTGGTTCCGACCTGCTCCGTCGTGCTGCTCCGGGTGTTCACGGCCTTGGTCTGGCGCGGCATGTTATACTCGCTGTCAAACTGACCGGAGATATTGATGAACTCCACATAGTCCTTAAACTCATCCTCGTTTGACATCGCCTGGTAAGCCAGGTTCATATTCATGACTGCCCGGACAAGACCATACCAGTTGGAATACTGGCTGCTCGCCCCGTAGCTGTGTCCGCATCCGCCATTGAGCGACGGAAGCTGGATGCCCATCATCTTTACCTTGGCGTTTGGATATTGCTCATGGAGGATGCGGATCAGCTGTTTGGCATTGTTCACATGGGTTTCGATCATCGTCTGACTGCTGGCATACTGCGTTCCTGCCATGCCGTTCCAGGAAAGGATCGTCACCATATAGTCCACGCGGTCAAAGCCATTCCGTTCGCAGTAGGTCCGGAAATTGACCTGGCCCTCATCACTGTCCCAGAAAGGATTGCCTTCCGCATACACCGTTTCATCGTAGTCGATATCCGCTGTGTGCGTAGCGTTCTGATAGTGATGCAGTGTTCCCGCTCCCAGTGGCATCGGAGCCGTATGATCCAGATACCGGGTAAACTTGATCCGACCGGTTTCGATAGTCTCCATGGACCAAATGTTGCCGGACGCATCCTCCCAGAGACTGTGTTGATCGGTGCTGTCCTTGTCATGAGAACCGTACACCCACATGCCAAGTCTCGTCGCTGCCGGGGCGCTCAGGTAACTCGCCCAGGTCCATCCGCCGTAGCCTTCGTATCCGCATTCGCCGTTTTTCTTCGTACCGATGAAGCGGATGTTGGAAAGGCCAAGCCCGGCAGGTGTTCCTCCGGTCTCTGTAAATCTGCGGAGTGCTTCCTTACACCAGATGCCGCTGCTCGTCAGGCTGTCGCCAACACAGAGCACGTTTTTGCGGAGAGAGGGAGCTTCTCCAACCGCATGAACCCGAAGGATCGTCGTTGCCTCCACAAGGATGTTATCGAGATGACCCCTTACCCTTACTGTCAGCGTATGATCTCCGGTCTGATCGGCTGTCGGCGTAACCTCAAAGTACCGAGGTGTGTTTTTCCCGATATCGCAGCAGAATTCGATGTTGTAGTTGTACGGATTCGGATGCTCCACGATTCCTCTGTAGAACAGTTGCAGCGTATCGCCCACGACTGCATGGAATACATCGGGCAGGATCACTCTCGGAGGCAGCGCCGAGGAGACCTTCTCCTGCAACGCTTCGTCGATCTGCCCTTCTGCTTCTTCTCTAACAACTTCTCCTACCTGTTCTCTGAACTGACCCAGGCCATATCTCGCCGATTGTTTTGCAATAAGGAAATCAACCTTTCCAGTATTATTCTCTTGCGGATCGTAAAGCGCAGTCCATCCGGAAGGCTTCCGCATCATACCATTATAGGTTGGATTGTCCATAGCGTTATAGGTCACAACACCATAGGACGGGGGACGAAGGATTGTACCCGTATACCCGCCCATAAAAGAAATATGCTGGTCACAGGAGAACCCGGCATACAGCTCTGCTTCTTCTGTATTTTCGATCACCCTGGAGAAATGAAATTCAACCCTTCTCCATTCTCCCGGTGCGATATGAACATCGGACATAACCTCGTCTATAAGGACTTCTCCAGCACAGCTTCCAAGCGTAATAAAGCAACGGACATATTCGACATAATTCTCGGAGCTCCTATTCTTGATAGAGAAAATCAAAGTGTCGAAATCCGTAGGATGACCAATTGGGCAGGCCCAGCCAACGAAAGTCGAATAGTTATAGCGTTCCACCACATTGTTCACTGGAAGCGGATTCTGCTCGTTAATGTAGATGTCTTCTTTTTCAAATTCGTCTACAAGCAATTCCCATTCTTCCATATTTCTGATTCTGGTTTCGTGATTATCAGTAACTCCCTGAAGATATTCCGTCATAAAGACGCCTTCTGCAAAGCCGGACATCTCCATATACAGTTTCCTGTGGCTACCATTGCTGTAATCAGAAAGAGAGCGAAAAGTGCCATTCACCACATACCAGCTAACTATTTCGCCGTAATCTTTCTGCCCGAATCCCTGAGAACATATCACGTTACCATCCACACCGATAAAGACGATCTCACCCTGCTGGAGCTTCACATGTGGAATCGTGCAGCTGACAAGCCTTTCTTCTTCTGGCTGAATCTCCAAGTCCAGGTAGGTCTGAAAAACAATAGCAGAGTCAATCAACTCTTCCTTTGCTATAGTGACACGCACTTTCGTAATCGGATTTTCCCGAGCCTTGATATAAAACCGGAGTTCAGTCACCGTCAGATTGGTGGGCACCTCATACTTGGATACCCACCCGCTGAAAGTCGAAGTAGAATAAGAGTAATCCAACTGCCTCTCATGCAGGTTGAATCTCTGTATATGGAAAATTCCAAGATCATAATTTTCTGACATATTTTTCAGGAACTGGTCCTGTGCATTCTTTTGTGCTCTCGGAAGAATATCCCTGACGTGAGCGCCAAGGGAGTCATACGCATTTCCTTCTGCGTCGACCCTGGCATCCGCCACCTCCGTTGTGCCGTCACCGGTTCCGGCAGCAAGCACCTCGTCCATCCGGGCATTCAGCTGCTGGGCTGTCGTATCAAAGGATGCTTTCTGCTGAGTCATCGCCGTTTGAGCGTTGTTCACGGTTTCGGTAAGATTCTGCGTGGTCTCTTCCAAGCTCTCATCCACGTGCTGCCTGGTCTGAGCGTTATTCTCCTGCACAGTCTGCGCTGTCGCCGCATTGTTCTCCCGGATCGCCTGTTCCGTCGCATCGTTATCCGCCACAATCCGCTGCTCGGTTGCTGTGAAATGCTTCTCCAGCAGATCCATCTGCATATTGAAGTCCGAGCACAGCGCCCAGTATTCCGTCTGGGAGATATCTGTTCCAACAGGCACAGTCTTGCGGCTAATATAGCTGTTGCCGCTTGCCTGGTCGTATACGACGCTCTCCATTTCGTATTCTTTGGTATTGTCCCAGTAGCCGCAGTGCTTGGGAACAATCCGCTTTCCTACATATCTCGCCATTTATATCTCCTCCCTGTAATCCACGACAAGGTTGCCCTCATCATCCATGCCGAAGACAAGCCCCAGCCGTTCGTCTGTCTCAAAAACCAGATAGCCGTCATCATTGATGCTGGTCTCTACCAGTTCACTGTTGATGCGGTCTACTACATCGGAGTAAGAGCCGTCCCCAAGGTTCAACCCGTCATCCGTATTGATGCCAAAATAGCCGTCCTCCGTAGTGAAGCACTCGAAAACACCGTTCCGCACCGCTTCCGCGACAGAAGGGTAGGTTGCCGTGAGAATCTTCCGGTTCTTATTCGCCGCCCGCTCAACATAAAGGGTGAAGTTAAAGGAGCCGAGGATGTCTCCGTCCGCATCCAACAGGACAAGATCAACCGGATACCGGCCCGCCACTTCCGTCATGAAATCCGTGATCGTGATGACCAGCTTGTTGTCGATCAAGTCAACCTTGTCGTTTGTCAGCGCCTCCGTGCTGTACTGGAAGATGCGTCCGTCCGGACGGGTACCGGAATATGCCAGAATGATGTTGGCGGGGATGGTGTATTCCACCGCGTTGGTATAGAGGGTACATCGTACCTTCCTCGCCTTATGATCAAACTGCTTCACATGAACGACAGGAGGCACAAGGTGCTCTGTCAGGGAAAGCTCGATATCCTGATAGATGGACACCGGGCCGATCTGAATGATATTAGCCATTTAGCCTCCTTCCTCCGGAGCCGCTTCATCTCCGGGATTCTCTTCATCGTTGCCACCGGGTTCTTCACCACCGGGTTCTTCTCCTGGATCTTCCGGGTCGGAAGGATTATCAGGATCGGCTGGATCTTCGCTTCCACCATCACCACCGGGATTCTCCGGATCCGTTGGATCCTCACCGCTGCCTTCACCACCTGGATCTTCTCCTCCACCCTCGCCGGGATCCTCCGGCTCTTCTGGATCAGGTGGTGTAGGCTCAACCGGCTCATATCCGATATTCACCCATTCGGTTCCGCTCCAAAGTTTCAGTCTTTTCTCGATGGTATCCACCCACAGATCATTGACTAAAGGGTTTAGTGGAGCCAGCCCTGCCTTGGTGATCGTGTCCTGATAGATGATAGTCTCTCCGCCGCCGCCATGCAGGCCGTCAAAGTCGATAGCCGTTGTCCAGGTCGTGCCGCCGTCAGTACTGACTGCGATCCCGTAATCGCCTTCCCGGTATTGACCGATCTTGATCTGCTTCACGCCATCCTCCATGATGATGGCGTCGTCCTCCCAGTAGAACTTGTCCGTTCCAAGGATCTTCACCAGCGCCGTCCGCAGTGTGCCGGAGCCAAGGAAACTGGCGTTCACACCGACAGCCTCCACGGCGGTTTTGACCACATGATCTGTCGTATCCCAGCCGAGCCGCCAGGTTTGACCGCCATCTATAGATATGAAAAAGCCCCTGATGCCACTCTTCCAGACATAGGCGCTGTCGGCGATTCTCTCGCTGGTGTGCGCATACCGGATAGTAGAGCCATCCTCTTCCACACCGGAAGAATAGTGAAGGCCGAATAGTCCGGAAGCCAACGCATTAAAGTATTCCTGCTGAACGGTCAGTGTTCGGATATCCGTCACCTGTGTTTCAACACGGTTGACTGCCTCCGTTGCCAGCTGCGCTTCGTCTCGCAGACTGCCAAGGGAGCCGGATAAACTGCTGTTCCTGGAATATACCGCAGCATTGGAAAGCGTGATGCTCTTGTAACGCTCCAGAAGAACATCGTACTCGGTTTCCGTGACCTTGCAGCTGACCTCGATGCCGAGCTTGGAGATATACACATGCACCGTATCACACAGGCTCACCCGCTCCGCTTCCGCGATATCCTGATAGCCGGGCGTCTGCCAGAGCTGGAAGAAGTCGATCTTGATGTCGATGTCCGGCTCCGTCAGACTTGTGTTCTGGAGATACTGGTTTACATAATTTCTCAACTGTGCCTCCGTCGGCTTCTCCTCAAAATGGCTGGTGCAGTCCAGAACGGAGATTTTTTCATAAGGCCCGTCATGCTCAACGGTTACCACCTTTTCCGGCAACTCGAAAAGCGTGCCGTCCTCACTGTGTTTCCAGTAAGGATGCACGCCTGTGATCATGTTTTCGATGGACCGCTCCATCTTAAAATCGATCAGGTTCTTGCCGTACACGATCTTCACACCATGGTCCGCGCCTCGATGCCCGTGGAGCATAGCCGTGTACATATCCCACTCATACTCCCCGCCGTAGGTGTCCAGCATGGATCCGTCCATTCCACCGAGACATCCGCGAACAGTCGCCGGTGCAGATATTGAGAACACCGCAGAACTATCAATATCTGTCCAGAATTCAAAGGGGCAATCCGTTGTCGTATGGCTCTTGATCGCTGCCATCGCCGCCTGAGAGCCCTGCGCCGAAAACGGAGAAACCGTGATGAAGTTCTCCTGATACTGGATGTGTCGTGCCTGAACTTCCAGGAGGCCGGTCAACGGAGTCGTGATCTTGTAAATGCGGAAAGGCTGGGCTGTAGCACGCTCGGAAGGTTTCGCAAGGATGATATTACCCTCCACCACATCCTCCGCATGAATACCGAAGGACGGATAGCCCATCTTCAGCTCATAGGAGCCGTTCCGTTTCTCCGTCACATAGCAGGACAGAGCGTCGCAGAGCTTGCCTATACCGTTGGTTGTGAAGGCTGTTTCTGTTTCCGTGTAAAGGCAAGGAATCATAGCGTCCACCACCTTGGCGTGATCTCAATACGGCTGATGTTTCCGCTCCAGGCGATGTGATTCTTCCCCGGCTTCAGATCTGGAAAGTCCTCGCTCTTCACATAGCCATTACAGAAGCCGGAAGCATCATAGGCGTTGTGTGTCTCACAGTTCAGATCTATATACCCGTCATTGGCAAGGATCTGGATCACCTCGTCCCCGATATACACATTGCCCTCTCCGCTGCCAAAGACGCGGATGATGGGCTTGGCATGGAACTCGAAGGGATTCTTGATGGTGGTCTCGCGAGGGAGGCTCAGCTTCCTCTGTCCGTCCACGCTCCACCGCTGGGGTTGGCAATGGAACACCAGCTTCATCGTTGCGCCTTTGCCTCTCTTCGGCTCGAAGGCGATGGCTTCCTTGCAGATGCCCATGCGGAAGAAATCCGGATCGTAAGTGTCATGAAGCACCTGATAGCCCGCGGGCGAGAGCAGCCAGCTCTTCACCGACGCTGTGCGAGGAGCAACCGCATCAAAGAAAAAGGCGTCGTAGCTGATGTCCAGATTCTTAAAGCGATGCTCTCCCGCTTTGGCGTTGTCCCGGATCAGGTCGCCGTTCTTGCCGGGAATGGTCTGCATCTCCACATCCACTGCCGGGCTGTCGTACACACCGGGGCCGGAGATATAGAGCAGATAGTCCTTGCTGTTCTTCCCGGCAAAGGTCAGATAATTGCGGACGAACCGCGTTTTCAATTCAAACAGATTCATGTCGGAATCTGATAAGATTGGCATTCTCTGCATGGGGATCCTCCTCTCTCCCTGCCGCAGGGCATGAAAAAAGCACCCTGGGGTTTTCCAAGATGCTCTTCCGCTCTTCCGCTCTTCGGCTTTTCTACGTTCCTACATGTCAATTGCTTTTTCATCGAGAAGAAACTGCTCTATCCCAATGTAAAGGATTCCATTATCATCCTTCCATGGATTGATCCTATCTCCGACCACAACGAGTTTTCTAAATGAATCCGGGACTTTCGTTAAGGAGTTAATCTCCTGTGCCCGTTTTTCCGGGTCGGCAATGGACAACGCCGATTGAATGTAGTATCGCTGATTCCCACGATTGACTACGAAATCAATTTCCAATTGCACCCTTGCGCTCTTTCCATCTTCCTTCTTGTAATTGTGCTCAACAACACCTACGTCGACGTCGAATCCTCGTCTCAGCAAGTCACAATAGAGTACATTTTCCATAATGTGGGTCTCTTCCTGCTGTCTGAACCCCAGTCTCGCGTTACGCAACCCAACATCAGTGAAGTAATATTTTGCAGGAGTTTTAATATACTTTTTTCCTTTGACATCGTACCGTTCCGCCTTGGATAACAGGAATGCTTCCGAAAAATATCCAAGATACTTGTCTATAGTGGCGGATGAGATTTTCAAATGTTTCTCGCTATCGAAGGTATTTGAGAGTTTGGTCGGGTTAGTTAAGGAACCAATCGCAGATGCGATGATATTCAGCAGGTCCTCAAGTACCTCAGTGTCATTTTGAATAGCGTGTCTCTCTATTACGTCCTTCAAATATGTCCTGGTGAATAAATCTTTCAGATATTGGCTCTTTTGCTCATGCGAAGAGAGTGTCAGGGTAACCGGCATTCCTCCATAGGTGTAGTAATCAACCCATGCGTTATATTTGTCTCCTTGATACGCAGCATAGAACTCTGCAAACGAAAGCGGGTAAACACGAATCTCATCCCCCCGATCCCTAAACTGTGTGAGAATGTCCGAAGATAACATCTTCGAGTTACTTCCGGTCACATAAACATCAGCATTTTTGATTTTCATTAAGCCAAGCACAACATCGATAAAATTGATTTTAGCCTGAGGATCGTTAACATACGGATTTTGGATTTCAGATACAAACTGGATTTCATCGATCAGAATGTAGTATCGTTTTTGCTTATCCGTGATTTGCTCCCTGATATATTTGTCCAGTTCGAAAGGATCCCTGTACTTTGCATTGGGTAATTCATCTAATGCAATCCCAATGATCTGATCTTCTTCAATCCCCTGCGTATAAAGATATTTTGTGTAAAGCTCGAACAAGAGATATGATTTCCCGCAACGACGGATACCGGTGACAATTTTGACTCTTCCGTTATCCTTTTTTGCAATTAGCTTTTGGAGGTATTCTCTCCGTTCCAACTCCATCATTACGACCTCCTAAAAATTTTCTGCGTAAACACGCAAATTTTTGACGAGTCTATTGTAGCCCTTTTGATTTGCAAAAGCAAGTGGAACTCGTAAATTTTTTGCGTATTTACGCGAGAATTTTTCGATATAGGAAGAATGAAGAGTTACTTACCCCACACCGAGCCATCCTCATTCAGCATTTCATTGATCCGATGGACGATGGTGTCCGCCAGATCGTCGTCGTTCTTTGCTTCATAACCGTTGACTGCAATGCTCAGTCCGCCCATATTGATGGTGCGGTTGTTGGTTACGCCTCCGACCGCCCCTGCCCCTGCCATTGCCAGCTGCCCGGCATTGATATCCGGAATGGAAAGCCCGGTAAAAGCGGATCCTACCGTCTCTGCCATGTCCCGGATGCTGCTCAGAAACACGCGCTGGCTATCCTTGATGCCCTTCGCCAGCAGTTCCATGAAGTCCGGCATATACTCATCCGCATGAGAAAGAGGGCCTTCCTCCGGAACTGAGAAGCCTAGGATATTGTCCACGCTGTTCGCCAGGCTCCGGGCCGCGCTGGTCACGCGCCAGGCATTGTTGTTGATGCCGCTCGCCATTTCAATACAGATATCTGCGCCCCAGCTGTATGCCGAATTGGAGATACCGCCCAGAATGGAACTGCAACTATTGGCAATCGCCGTACAAGCACTGCTCACGTTGGTCTTCATTGTGTTCAGCGCCGAGGTCATATTGGTGTTGGCTGTTGCCATCTTGGTCTGGACCGTGCTTGCAATATCAGTGAAGGCGTTTGTGAACGAGGTCTTAATGGCCGTCATCGCGTTCGTGACTGCGGTTTTAATCGCGTCCAGCGCCGTCGTGATCGTATTTTTCACGCTGTTCCAGGCCGTTGTGGTATTGCTGTTTACAGCAGTCCAGGCGTTTGCGATGGTGTTTTTAATGACGCCGGTTGCCGTGGTCACAGTGGAACGCATCGACGTGCAGGTGGAATTGATGGTTTGCTGCATTTGCTTCCACATGGAAGAGGTGTTGCTCCCTGTTCCGCTCCATGCCGTACTCATGACCTGTTTGATCGCGGAGGATACCTTGGAGATGCCGCTCTGGATCTGGTTCAAGCCCTGGGTAACCACGTTTCCGATCTGCTGCCAGCTCTGGGTGGTCGCTGTCTGTACCTGTGTCCATGCGGTTTTCACCGCTGTGGTGACCGAAGTCGCCGTCGTCGTTGTGCTGCTTGCGATCTGCGTCCAGGCATTGGTATATGCCGTCTGCACAGCCGTCATGCTGTTGGTGATAGAGGTGGACAGGGCTGTCGCCAGACCGCTTGCCGCCGTCTCCACCAGAGACACATTTCCGCTGATGCCGTTTGCCAGATTGCTCATGAAGTCAGGCATCCAGCTTTGCATATCCGCCAGAGGACCGGTATCCGGCACAGAAAAGTGAAGAAAGTTCCGGATGGCGCTTGCCACGGAGGATGCCGCGCTCTTGACCTTATCGATGGCCCCTCTGATGCCGGAAGCGATATTGCTTACCAGATCAGAGCCCCAGGACGCAGCCGAATTGACCACGTTCATCACAGACTGCTTCGCATTCGTAAAGCCGTTTGTGATTGCCGTTTTTATACTGCTTATCTTTCCGGTAATCGCGGAGAGCATATTCTGGAAGCCCGTGGATACCGAAGTTTTTAGGCTGGTGACTGTATTGCTGACAGAGGACTTTATACTGGTCCATGCCGTCGATACGCTCGTCTTCAGACTGTTAACTGTACTGGTGACTGTAGATTTCAGCCCGTTCCATGCAGACGTAACCGAGGACTTGAGGCTGTTCATCGTACTGGTAACACTGGATTTCAGCGAAGTCCATGCCGTGGACACGCTCGTTTTCAGTGAATTGACCGTACTGCTCACCGAAGTTTTCAGGCTTGTCCATGCTGTAGACACACTGGTCTTCAGACTGGTCATTGCTGTGGTGACGAAAGATTTCAGTCCGTTCCATGCTGTAGTCACCCCGGTTTTCAGGGTATTGACCGTTGTCGTTACACTCGTCTTCAGCCCGTTCCATGCAGTTGTCACTGCTGTTTTCAGAGCCGTGGTCGCCGTAGAGACAGCTGCCTTCATTCCGTTCCACGCTGTGGTGACCCCGGTCTTTACGGCATTGGCCACCGTGGTGACAGTTGTTTTTATCCCGTTCCATGCTGTGGTCACCGCAGTTTTGATGCCGTTACCGATGGTGGTGACTGTAGTTTTAATGCCGTTCCAGACTGTGGTAATCACGCTTTTTATGGCATTGACCACGGTCGTTACCACCGTTTTTATGGCATTCCAGGCACTGGTGATCGCGGTTTTGATTCCGTTCACCACGGTTGTGATGGTTGTTTTTATCGCGTTCCATACGGTCGTGATCACAGTCTTTATGCCATTCACCGTATTCGTGACCACCGTCTTGATGGTGCCCCAGACCGTGGAAATCACGGAGGAAATAGTGTTCATTACGGTCGTGACCACAGACTTTATCGTATTCCATACGGTCGTGATATGGGTTTTGATGGCGTTGACAACCGTCGTGACCGTGGTTTTTATGGCGTTCCATACAGTCGAGAAAACGGTTTTTATGCCGTTCAGCACACCGCTGAAGAAAGAACTGATCGCGTTCCATACCGTGGTGGCCGTCGTTTTGATGCCATTCCAGGCGTTAGTGACAAAGGTTTTCACGGCATTCCACACGATCGTGAAGGTCGTTTTGATTCCGGTCAGCACAGTCGTAAAGAAGCCGGAGATCGCATTCCATACCGTGGTCGCCACATTTTTAATGCCGTTGATGGCATTGGTGAAGAAAGTTTTAATGGAATTCCAGGTATTGACGAAAAAGGTCTTCACGCTCGTCCATACCGTATCCCAGTCCGTGCCGAACCAGGAAAGGAAAGTATCCGCGATACCCTTCAGCATGTTAAGGACGGAAGAGAAAATGCCCTTGATGCCGTTCCATATCCCGGAGAAAATCTCCTTCACCCCGGTCCATGCCTGATCCCAGTTTCCGGTAAAGATCCCGGCAAACACATCAAACAGGCCTGTCAGCACATCAAGGACCGTACCGAGAACAGTGGAAATAACCTCAAACGCCGCCTCGAATACCGGAGCCAGTACCGCGCAGAATCCATCCCATATCGCTTTCAGCACCTCGGTGATGTCTTTAAAGTCAAAACCGAGAGCGTTCAGCCTGTCGGTGATCCCCTGGGCAAAGGCCTGGAACTTCGCTTTGATACCGTCCCAGATCGCGATGACCTTGTTGCGGAATTCCTCGTTGTTCTTCCAGAGATTGACAAAGGCAGCTACCAGGACAGCGATCACGCCGACCACAGCCAGCACCGTCCCGGATACACCGCCGAGGGCTACCTTCAGTGCGTTGAACACGCCTCCCGCGTTCTTTACCGTGTTTCCGACTTTGAGGATTCCCTTTCCCAGCTTGGCAAAAGCCTTCATGCCCGTTCCCACTGTGGAGATCATCTTTCCCAGCACAACCAGCAGCGGGCCGATGGCAGCGGCCAGAGCCGCGACCTTCAGGATGGTCTCCTTCTGGGCATCGGACATCCCGTTCAGCTTATCCACGAAATCCTGAATCTTACCGACAACTTTCCGGATGATCGGCATCAACAGCTCGCCGAAGGAGATCGCCAGCTCTTCCAGCTGGGATTTCAGGATGGTCAGCTGCCCTTTCAGGTTGTCCTGCATGGTTGCCGCCATGCTTTCCGCCGTGCCGTCACAGTTTTCAATGGCAGAGGACAGCTTGTCGATATCCTCCGGAGCTGCGTTCATCAGAGCAAGGAAGCCGGACATAGCGTCCTTTCCCACCAGGGACTCTGCCGCCGCAGCCGCTTCCGATTCGGAAAGGCCGGAAAAAGCCACACGGCAGTCAGCCAGGATATCGGAAAGCTCCCTCATGGAGCCGTCCGCGTTGGTGGTCGCAATGGTCACGTCACCGATCGCCGCGCCGGAGATCTTCACCTCGCCCGCGAGGTTATTCATGATGGTACGAAGCGCCGTACCTGCCTGGCTTCCCTTGATACCGGCATTTGCCATCAGGCCGATGGCTTCCGCAGTATCTTCAGCGGAGAAGCCCAGGGCACCTGCAATAGGGGCACAGTACTTGAAAGTCTCACCCATGAGGGAAACGTTCGTGTTGGCGTTAGAACTTGCCGCCGCGAGGATGTCCGCGAAGTGACCGGAGTCGCCCGCCTTCAGTCCGAAAGCGGTCAAGGCGTCCGTTACAATATCGGAAGTCGTCGCCAGGTCCTCACCAGAAGCTGCCGCAAGGCTCATGATGCCGTCGATACCGTCGACCATGTCCGCCGATTTCCAGCCTGCCATGGCCATGTACTCGAAGGCGGATGCGGCTTCTGTCGCGGAGAACTTGGTCTTGGCACCCATCTCACGGGCTTTATCACGAAGGCCCTGCAGGTCATCGCCGGTCGCGCCGGAGATAGCGGCCACCTTGGACATACCCTCGTCGAAGTCCGCAGCGGTCTTCACAGCCGCCGCACCGAGACCCACAATAGGAGCTGTCACATGGGTGGTGAGCGTTTTCCCTGCGCTGCTGATGCTCTTCCCGACCTGCTCAAACTTGCCACCGACCTCTTCGATCTTTGCCAGCGTAGCGTTGGTGGAGGAAGCCTGAGATTCGAGCTGCTTTAGCGCCTGCTCGGTCTCCTGTATTTCCCTCTGCAGAGCGTCATACTGTTCCTGGGTGATCTCACCCTTCGCCAGCTGCTCGTTTGCTTGCTCCGCCGCTGTCTTCAGGGTGGAGAGCTTCTCCTTGGTCTCCTTGATGGCGTCTCCCAGGAGACGCTGTTTCTGTGTGATCAGCTCGGTGTTGGAGGGATCAAGCTTCAGCAGTTTTTCGACATCTTTCAGCTGAGACTGCGTGCTTTTGATTTCTTTATTGACACCCTGCAATGCGGATGTGAGCTTAGTAGTATCGCCCGAAATCTCAACGGAAATTCCCTGTATTCTTGAAGCCATAGATCATCCCTCCTTTCTGCCCACATGGGGCGATTCATTCAGCCGTGGCAGGCTGCAAAAAAGGAGCCAATGGATGCTGCTCCATAAGCTCCCGTGAACGTTTGATGTTTTTCTTCTTCAGTGCCTCCGCCCTTCGGATGAACTGCTCAGTTACGGGCTTTCTGCGGATCACATCCCGCATTCGGCTGTATTCCGCGATGTCCTTTCTCAGCTCCGTGTCCGATGCACTCACCGGGTACAGCTCCCCACAGGCGGGACAGCGGAAGAAGGTGAACTCGATGTCACCCTCCAGATAAGTCTCCGGCATGACGGTCTCCGACACAGCGAAGCACTTGTCGCATTGAATTTGCATGATTACCTCCAGTCTTTTCTGCACAATGACTTCGCTTTTCTGCATATAAAAAGCAGTGTTTTTATGCAGATAAATGGATTTTGGGCATGAAAATACCCCATCGGCTTTTGACCGACAGGGTTATAATTGATTCTCATCTTTTGGGAGTCATATCACTGGCACATAAACCGTCCGGTTTCCGTTCTTTTTCTGCATCAGCTGTCCTGCCTCGCATAGACCTTTCAAGACTTTATATGCTTTGGTCGAACCGAAGCCGAATTCCTGTTCTACTTCTTTGCGCGTAACCGTGCCTTGCTCTTTCGCCTTCTGGTAAACAGCGGCTCTAATTTCTTCTATCTCCTGCATAGGCTCAGATTGGCTGTTCATGGTGTCAGTAACAGAATTCACTTCACTCTCCGTATTCTCATTACGGTTGAAAAGTTCCACCGTAAAGGCTCCTTCAGCGGATTTGAAGATAGGTTTGTGTTCACACCCCTGATAAAGCCTCATGATCTTTCTGATGCCTGTTCCATAACTCTCAACCAGGCCAAGGCGATAGAAAACCGCAGCCAGATTTGGATTTCGGGATTGAGAAACGCCCATGAAGATTGCTTCCATTGAAATGCCTCTGACCAGCCCCCCAAGGGAAATGAACTCCATGTGATCATCGAACATATTAATGATCGAACTTCCTGAGAAAAGGTAATCCCGGTGTATGATGCTGTTGAGCAAAGCTTCTCTGACCGTTTCCTCCGGGTAATCCCGCTGATCAGTACGCCTCAATCCCGTAAAAGTTGCTTCCGTCTTATTGAAGAAGTCAAGGAACTGATATGCATCGTTCAATTGCTTCAGTAGTGAACCGGAAAACTCTTTCCTTTCTCTGAAAACTGCGTTATCCACGCCCTGAAACACCGCCACTTTAATGGTGTGGACACATTGGTCTGACAGAAGAAGTGCAAGGTTTGTATACAGTCCATCACTCCCGATCATCTTCAGAGTCTTCATCTGAGCGGTACCGAATTCAATATTTCGGGCCGCCATCTCAGCCTGAAAAGAATCAAATGTCAAGTCCTGGTTTAGGCTTCTGCATTCTTCATAGGACTTTCCGGAAGTCTCCATGATCATCTCTCGGATACCAGCTTCATTCAGCGGAATGCATGCTGCCCCTCTCCGGACAAATACACCCTTGGGTTTCAATCCTTCTTTCGCCAGATAATACGGTCTCTCTGTTCCTACGGCTATGGTCGTTTTTATAACCTGTTTACCTTCCATCTCCACAGGACGAATCTGGATAAACGGCATAATATCGGGCAATATCGTATCGTGTGCAACATTGGAAATGCGTGTCATGACATCGTCCGGATCGGATACACCGATCACACTGCCATCATTGCGAATACCGACGTATAACTCCCCACCTCCCGTATTTGCAAAGGCTACAATCTCCTTTGGAACACTATCAGGCAATGTTCCTTTCACTCGGTCCAATTCCTTGAACTCCGTATCGACGCCTTCTATCATCTGCTCGTTCTCCTTTCGTTTCTTTCTCTTTCTTTCTCGCTTTTTATTATAGCGAGTGAGAAAGGAAAAGTCAAGTGGAGGAAACAAACCTGATTGTAAAATAATTTTGAACACCGCATTCTGTCGGAACATCCTCCGCTCTCGCTCAGATTCGGTCCATGTCAGATTGAGTTGCTTCCTCACGCCACTCTATGGAGTCTCGGCCACTCTCATTGAACATGTCATTGACAAGGCCAATGGTAAGCAGGTCAAGGTCTGCGATATCCAGGCCCAACTGAACACAGCGCAGCATAAACAGAGCGGTTGTCATCGGCCGCTCTGTCTTTCTCAGTTTTTTCTTGCGGGAACCGTGGTCTTAATGTTCATGCCCCACAGGTCGATCAGCTCCGGCAGGATCTGATAGATACTGAAGGTGTTGAACTGATCGAGCCATTCATCAGGTCCGTCGTACTTCTCCTCCGGATGCGCCGCCGCATACATGACGTAAGCGAGATCCTCAAACATCTCCAAAGAGAACCCGTCCAGCGTGGAGGCCTCCTCGTCCTGATCCTTGATGGTATCGTTCAAAACCATCAGGTCCTTGTACACATCGCGTCCGAACCTGTTTCTATAGATACGGGGGATCGCAGCGGAAGCCTTAAACTCTACAGGATTGCCATCAATTTCAATCATCTTGGTAACTGCCATGGTCTTTATCTCCTCTCAAAATTCATGTAGGTAAGGCGGGGAATATCTCATCCCCGCCGTAATGATCAGCCCTGGGGCTCGGTCTCTCCACCATCGGTTTCGCCACCCTGCTCTTCCTCCTCCGGAGCCTCAGCCGGAGGCATATACACTGCGTCGTACCAGGCATCGTACACAGCCTTGCTGGTGTTAATGCTGGACTTGGCCTTCACATAACCGCTGGCCAGTGCGGAAGCGATGATGGACAGTTCCTCGGTCTTAACTTCCTTCTCGTCTTCCTTGGTGTCACCTTCCTGAGAGGGACGGGACGCGCTGCAGCAGTAGAACACATGGCGGATGGCGTGCTGGTCGCCGGTGAACTCGAACAGCAGGGCGAAACGCTCATAGGTGGTGTTGGCGTTCTCCAACAGCACGCCATTGGTATCCTCTTCCTCGTGCAGGATATCCTTAAGGAATTCCTCGGGAATCAGGGCCAGTTCCAGGTCGCCTTCGTAGCCCGCGTTATTGTTGAGAACGTAGTATACGATATCGTCCGCATAGAAGTTCTCACTCTCGCCTTCCGGATCCAGGGAGAGACTCACCGCTCCGGGCAGACGCTTGGGGGTATCGTAGGTGACGTTTCCGTCCTCGTCGAAGGTCGCTTTGGCGTAATAGCAATTCTTCAGACCGAAACGCACCTTATTTTTCTTCTTGCTCATAAGGTCAATCCTCACTTTCCGGCTCCTCGGAGCCATTTTCGTTTTCGTCCTCGTACTCAAGGTCAAGCGTTACTTCGTAGAGGACTTCATACATCTTCTCTTCCTCGATCCACACCTCAGATTTCTGGAAGAACATCTCATGCTCCGTGAGGAGCTTCTCCACCCGCTGCTCCAGGGGCGGATTTTTCAAATCCGTATACAGCTCGATATCCAGTTCGTGCAGCTGGTAGTACACGGTATTGTCCGCCCCGAACGGGACGCTTTTCGGATACAGAAAACAAATAAAAGGCGGGTCCGGAGACTCACCTTCTGCAAAATGGTCATAGGCGATAGGGAGTGAAAGCTCCTCCAGCACCTCTACTACTTCATTGTGTGTCACGGTCTTTCACCCCTTTACCGCTTTCTCGATCAGATCTTCCAGCATCTCCTCACCCATTTCCTCCGCAGGCGCGATATGCGGAATAGCCCGAACCCGGCCTCCACCGCGCTTGGCGTGTCCCTTTTCCAAAAGGTGCGCCAGCATGTAGCGGTTCGGACTGTATACGGTCTGCTGCAGCATGTTGCTGCTCTCAGCCGTAGTCTTGGTCTTCCAGCTTTTGGCGTAACGGCCTGTACGAACAGGCGCGGAAGAATTGATCTCCTCCTTGACTGTCTTCGCAGCCTTCCTCACCGCAGATTTCACTTTGTCGGAGGTCAGGTTCGCATACTCCTCCAGCCCCTCGTTGATTGCATCGGCCAGTTCGTCCACGGAAATACTCCTGCCCATCACGCGCCTCCCTTCTTCTGGAGCTTGCAGACGATCCGGATGGTTTTCTTCTGATAGTTCATAAAATCCACCGTCTGGATATCGTAGCTGTCTCCATGGAAAGCGACCCGGAAGTGTGTGCTGTCCAGATCTTTCAGCTCGTCACAGTACCGCACCTCAAAGTTGATGGTCCGCTCCTCTGTTGTAGTAGCCGCCTCATTCTCCTTGTCGTACTGATAAGTGCTGGCATAGGTGAAGCAGAAATAGTAATCCGTCCAGACGTTCTTGTGGTTCCCGTACTTGTCGGTCACCACCGTGTTCTTCTGTATGCTGATCCGCTCGTTAAAGCGGACAATGTCTCGCTCCATCAGAACACCCCCTCCCGGACAGAGGACAGCAGGTTCCGAAGCGTCATCACCAGATCGTGATGATCCGCCTGCTCCCGGTGCTCATACAGATATCCAAGGGAATACAGGACAGCAGAGATCAGCAGGGCTTTAAGCTGAGCGGTCTCCGCCTGATTGAGATCTGCGCCGCGTATGGTCACGGTCTCATCGGTACCCACAGCACTCCACTCCGCCGCACTCATGCGAGCCACATCCGTGGTGATTTTCTCCGCTGAGGACAGGAGGCTTCCGATCAGGTCATCATCCATGACGCTGTCCACCCTCAGATACGATTTAGCTTCAGCCAGGGTAATCAGTCCCATCCAGCAAGCCTCCTTTCACAGTTTTGGGGAGCTGAGGTACTTCCCCAGCTCCCGCTTAGTTATAATCAGCCGTTCGCGCCGTCGTCCGGATCAGTGGTCGGAGTGGTGTTTGCGGCTTTGGTACCGGCCATCTTCAGAACCTTCACGGACTCCGGAAGAATCAGGCGGCCGTCCACACGCTGGGTGGTCATGAAGCCGACCTGGTCAGTACGGGCGTACAGCTCGTTGAGTCTCCGGAAGGTACGGTTCTGACGGTCAGCGACCCAGTAGTTCTTGAGATCACCGAACAGCAGCACACGCTCACCAGCCGCGATGCCGGGCATGAAGGAGCTGGTACGGATCGGACGGCCCAGAATGGTATCGGGCTTGGCGATATCCAGAGAGGGCTTCCAGATATAGTTGTCGTTCTTGTCCTTCAGCTTCATCAGCTGCAGGAGCAGGGTCTCGTTACAGACGAACTGTGCATTGCGGCGGTAAGGGCTCTTAAGGCTGTAGTAGAGATCGAAGATCTCATCGAAGGTCACGATCTCTTCATCTGCAGCGGTCACACCTAGCTCCGCGCCACCGGTCTCAGCCAGGATACCCAGGGGCTTCTTGTCGCCGTCGCCGGTAAAGAAGGCGCGTTCCTCGGCATTGCCCATCGCCACACCGAAACGGGCAGCGATATAGCTGGCAAGGTCGAAAGCGGAATCATGCAGCAGCTCATTGGAGATTTTGATCATCGTGCCCAGCTTGTAGGCAGACAACGTGGTCTGGCCGAACTGGGTATTGGTCTCAGGAATCTCTTCACCCTCATCGATCCAGGACGCCTCCATGGTATCGTTAGCGATGGGGATCTTGCGGGTGCCGGAATTGGTGCGGATAACCGTTGCCAGCTGACGGAAAATGTTGTTCTCCTCCAGCGCCTGGATGAGCTTACGTTCGAACTCGTCAGGTACGGTATAGCCGCCCTCAGTATCCTCACCCACAGACAGGGCATTGCGGACTGCGAACTGGTCGCCCTGATTGCGAATCATGTCCCAGAATGCTTTACCGTATTCGTCGGTCGCGGTCGGGGCTACGTTTTCTGCCTTATGCCCGCCCATAGGCTTGTTGGTGACAGGCCGGGAAGTCGGCTGAGAAAGCTGAGCTTCAAAAGACGCCTGTTCCTCCAGACGCTGAATCTCCGTGCCGAGAGCCTGCACATCGGCCGCCATGCGGTCATACTGTTCGACAGCGGAAGCCTCAACAAGGCCGTTCTCGCCGCGATGCTCCTCCAGAAAAGCCTTGGTCTGCTCCCAGAGGGTGTTGCGCTTGTTACGCAGTTCCATAATCTTATTCATAGATAGACCTCTTTCTCCGGCTTTCGCGCCGGTCATTTTTTTGATTTTGGGTATAAAGAAAGCCGGGGCAGCTCATTTCAGCCACTCCAGCTTGTCTTTCAGAATTTCATACGGCATTGCGCCGTCTTTCGTTTTTCCGTTCATGCCGATCACTGGCATTTCCGTCTTGTCCTCCACAGGATGATCACTCAGCCCTGCCTCGGTAGGTTTCGATGCCGCAGCATTGGCTTTCGGTTCAGGCTTACGGTCCGCGCCGAGCCGGTTAAGGATGGTTTCACCCATAAGCCGCGAGGAGAAGAGCCACATGGCATCCGTCCCGCCAAGCTCAAAGGGCTTTTTCTTTTCCTCTTCGCTGCCGCCTTCTTCATCTCCGCCTTCCTCCTTGTCGGGATCTTCCGGTTTCTCGTTCGGGTCTTCCTCCGCTTCTTCCTCCGGTTTTGGCTTATCCGTAAATAGAATCTCGTCAGCAAAGCCCAGCTCTACAGCCTTTTTGGCATTGAGCCAGGTCTCATCACTCATAAGCTTGCTAATCCGATTCCGGGAAAGACACGTCTTTGCCGCATAGGCGTTGATGATACTCTCCTTGACCTCATTCAGGGTCGTGATCGCTTTCTCCATGTCCTTAGCGTTACCCATGGCGATTGTGGAAGGATCGTGAATCATGAGAAGCGCCGTCGGAGACATCTGCACAAGATTTCCAGCCATCGCTACAACCGACGCAGCGGATGCCGCAATGCTGGCGATCCGAACTGTCACACTGCCGGGGTAATCCCGGATCATCGTATAGATTTCAGCTGCAGCAAACACGTTTCCGCCTGGCGAATTGATCCAGAGGGTAATGTCACCCTCCTCCGCATAGAGTTCATCACGGAACATCTGTGGGGTAATCTCATCTCCCCAGAAGGACTCTGAATCAATCGGCCCTTCCAGGCGGAGAACCCTGCCGCCGCTGTCGTCGTGAACCCAGTTCCAAAACTTCATCACTTCGGTTTACCTGCCTTTCTGGGGTTTCTGCCCCCGTCGTTCTGCCTTGCGCTGCGTATGACGCTCGGCATGGTTTTTGCTCTCATCCTGTTCCGCCTCTTCTTCATCCGGTGTATCTTCCTGTTCCTCAGGCGGATCTTCCCCCTGTTGTTTTTCCAGCTCTGCTACCTGGTTGCTCCCGTAGGCGGAACCCGCATCCTTGAGCTTGGTGTAGGAGCCGTTCAGGTAATAATCGTCCCCGCCTTCCTCGGCAGGGATCAGGTCCATGTTTTCCAGCCTGCGGATGTCGTTTGGAGAAAGAAAGCCATTGGAAAAGCCCACCGCATAACCGTCCATGCGGCTCTTATAGTCACCGCGCATAAGGCCATCCACATTAAACTTCGGAAAATACGTATCCTGCTCTTCCTCAATCAGGACGTCCTTGATCAGAGCCTGCTCGATCCGGACCAGCCAGGGCATGATCGTGTGCATCACGAAGTCAATGGACTGATGCTCGATATTGTTAAAGGTCGCCCGTTTAAGGTCCTGGACCATGTGCGGAGGCACCCGGAAGATACGGCATATTTCTTCCACGCCGAACTCACGGGTGGAAAGGAACTGGCTGTCCTCGGGAGGCAGACTGATCGGTTTATACGCCATGCCCTCTTCCAGCACAGCCACCTTGTGGGCATTTCCCGCACCGCCGTAGGCGTTCATCCAGTTATCCCGGATTTTCTGTGGATCCTTGAGCACACCCGGATGTTCCAGCACACCGGCCGGTTGAGCGCCGTTCTTAAAGAAGGAGCTTCCGTATTTCTCCACAGCCAGCGTTGTGCCGAGGGCGTTCTTCATCATGGCGATAGGCGAAAAGCCGACCAGGCCATTGAAGCCGAGACCGGGGATGTGCAGGATTTCGTCGCGCTGGAAAATGATATCTTTATCATGCTCACCGGGAACTTCATCCGTGTAAGCATGGTAGGTATAAAAGAGCTCTCCGTTCTCCGCCCGATCGATCTCCACGTTTTCCGGGAGCAGCGGGTAAAGTCCTAGGATGCCGTTCTTGCCATCCCTCACGATCTGCGCGTAGGCATTGCCCCACAGGAGCAGGTGCATCATCATGGCTTCCCGGAAGGAAAAGCTCGTCATCTCCGGATTCGCCTGCCGGTACAGGATCTTATACAGCGGATGATCTGTGGCGCGTTCTTTTCCATCGCCCTTTTCAGTGAACTTATATAGATGCAGCGGCAGGCTTGCCACGGTCTCCGCCAGGAGCCGCACACAGGCATACACCGTTGCGATCTGCAGGGCAGACTTTTCGTCCACTCGTTCTCCGCTGAGCGTTTGCCCAAAGACAAAAATGCCTCCCGAATCCCGGACGTTATCTTCGATCTTTGGCAGCTCCTCACCAGGAGCATCTCTCGGCCTGCTGAAACCGAACCATTCTCTCCAACCCATATGCTTCCTCCTCAAAATACCCAGAGCCCATGCTCCGGATCGTCATATACACTGCCCTGCTGTTCATGACGGATCGCACGGTCCAGCCCCATGATCCAGGCAACGATGCCGTCAATCTTCTCCGTGCTCTTTTTCTTGCTGGGCTTGATGTTCTCCGCCGCATCGATCTCAGCGACCACATTGCCTGCCATCCAGCGAAGCACCGGATTGCCGCCGTGGATGATCTTCCCTTCCAGCAGGAGCTTGTACAATTCCTTCATGCCGGGGCTCATATCCTTGAAACCCATTCCAATGGGCACCATGGTGAAACCGTCGCCCTCCAGATCCGTGATCAGTTGAGTAGCGTTCCAGCGGTCCACGCCGATCTCCTTGATGTGAAACAGTGTGTTCAGTTCGTTGATCGTCTTTCGGACGAAGTTGTAATCGACCACATTACCCTCCGTCACATGGAAAAGGCCCTGTTTCTCCCAGACATCGTAAGGAACATGATCCCGCCTGACTCGAAGATCCAGCGTCTCCCTTGGCAGCCAGAAGTGCGGCACCACAATGTATTTATCTCCCTCGTTCATCGGAGGGAACACCATGACAAAAGCCGTGATGTCGCTGGTACTGGAAAGGTCCAGCCCGCAGTAACACTCACGGCCCTTCAGGTGATCTATATCTATCGGGATATCTCCCAGGTCATAGATGTGTTCCGGTATCCAGGCCACTGTACTGCCGACCCACTGGTCAAGGCGGAGTTGCCTGAATACATTTTCTTCTGCCGGATTGGTCAGTGCTTCCCGGTAGGCGTCCCTCACCCGGTCTAACTGGATGGTGTATCCCAGCGACGGGTTTGCCTTATACCAGTTCTTTTCATCGCCCCAGTCATCCTCATCGTCCAATCCATAAAGCACCGGATAGAAGGACGGATCAATGCGGGTTCCCTTCAGCACATCCTTGGCCTTGTTATGGACCTCATAGCAGATGCTGTTCCGATCCGTTCCCGCCGTAGTAATCAGGAAGTACAACGGCTGCAATCTCGCATCGCCGGAACCCTTAGTGAGAACGTCGAACAGGTTTCTGTTAGGCTGCGTATGCAGCTCATCCAGACATAGAGCACTCACGTTCAGGCCGTGTTTCGTACCAACTTCAGCAGAAAGCACCTGATAGAATCCGGCATTGGTGTAATTCACAATCCGCTTTGTCGCTCCCATGATCTTGCTTCGCTTTAGCAAACCAGGCGTCATTTCCACCATGCGTTTCGCCACATCAAAGACAATGGAAGCCTGCTGCC